TCTTTTTTGGTCCAGAGCGTGTGGTTGAGTTTGCCCCCCATGGTCCTGAAGATATCCAGAGAGCGGAGCAAGCAACAGACTATGTTGACTTTATCTTTAAGCGCGATAACCCAGGATTTAAGATTCTCCACTCCGCTTTTAAAGATGCCCTAGTCCGTAAAGTCGGAATTATTAAGTACTGGTGGGATGAGTCTGTTGAAGTTCAAGCCGACTCATTCTCTATGCTTGATGAGCAAAGCATGATGATGTTGACAAGCGATCCAGATATTGAGATCTCTGCCGTTCGTGAATATCCAATGCCTGGTATGGAGCCACAGAATGATGCCCAAGGCATTATGACTCCTCCTCCCATGCTTTACGATGTGGAGATCAAGCGGAGAATTAAATCTGGCAAGGTAAAGATTGAGGCTCTACCCCCAGAAGAGTTCCTGATTGACCGCAGAGCAAAGTCTATTGAGGATGCTACTTTTGTAGGCCACAGAACTATGAAGACTGTTTCTGACCTAGTGGCTATGGGTTATGACTACGATGAAATGGTTGAAGAGGCGGGTAATGGTAATGACTTTGACAACAATCAAGAATATCAAGCCCGTAATCCTTTTGCCGTTATCAGCACTGCCAATAATGGTGATCCATCAAGCAAGAGTGTTATGTACATTGAAGGCTACTTAAAGGTGGACTTTGATGGCGATGGCATTGCTGAGATGCGTAGGATCTGCACTGTAGGTACAGGAAACAAAGTTGTTCGCAATGAGATTGTCTCTGACCGCCAATTTGCTGACTTCTGTCCAGATCCAGAGCCACATACATTCTTTGGTATGTGTCCCGCTGATGTTGTGATGGATATCCAACGTATCAAATCTAATGTTCAACGTGGCATCCTAGACTCTTTGGCACAAGCGATTCACCCCCGCACTGCCATCGTAGAGGGACAGGCCAACATGGAAGATGTGCTTAATACAGAAGTCGGTGCTGTTATTCGCATGAGAGCGCCAGGTATGGTTCAGCCATTCACAACTCCTTTTGTTGGTCAAGCCGCATTCCCAATGCTTGACTACTTGGATGACATTAAACAGACCCGTACAGGTATCTCTAAAGCCGCTTCTGGTTTGGATGCAGATGCGCTGCAAAGCACCACAAAAGCCGCAGTTTCTGCTACTGTGAATGCCGCCCATCAGCACATTGAGATGATTGCCCGTATCTTTGCTGAAACAGGCTTGCGTAAGTTGTTTACTGGTATTTTGAAGTTAGTTGCAGAAAACCAAGACCAAGCCCGTATGGTGCGTTTGCGTAATACATTCGTGCCAATTGACCCCCGTTCATGGGATTCAAACATGGATGTAATTGTTAACGTAGGTGTGGGTGATGGCACTATGGAAGAGCGTGTTGCCCTGTTGACTCAGGTTGCCGCCCGTCAAGAGCAGATCATCGCTCAACAAGGTCCAAGCAACCCTGTTGTAACAATACCACAGTACACAAATACTTTGGCAAAAATGTTGCAACTTGCGGGTATCAAGGATTCTCAGAATTACTTTGCCCAACTGCCAGTTGATTGGTCACCCCCAGAGTCACCACCTCCAAAGCCAACTCCAGAGGAGATTCTGGCTAAAGTTCAGGCTGAGTCTATCCAAGCTGACATCCAGAAGAAAGCCGCTGAACTACAGTTGGATCGTGAGAAGGCAATCATGTCTGATGACCGCGAAAGAGATCGTATTGAGCAAGATGGTATTTTGCGTAGATATGAGCTAGAATTGAAATATGGTGTACAAATTCAAAGTGCGGAAATAGATTACGCAATGAATAGAGAACGCGAAATGATTAACCAACAGGTTGCAATGAGTGAACAAGTGGATCAGCAAGCCCAGATGGATCAAGCTCAAATGGATCAACAGATGCAAATGAGTCCTCCGATGGGTGAAGATCAGATGATGAATCAGGACCAAATGATGAATCAAGATTTTCCAATGGATCAACAACCTCAACAGCCTCAACCAATGATGTAAATGGACGATCTAGATATTAACCTCGCAAGAGGAGACAGAGCAAGACTACTTCTTGAAGACGAACTCTTAAATGAGTTAATCAAGAAGATAGAAGATGATTGTTATCGTGAGATACGTAATTCCAAATTGATGGAAGGACCTGTCAGAGAGCAAGCTTATTTGCTTCTTACCACGATAGACATCTTGAGAGCGAAACTCCGCTCTGTCATGGATACAGGCAAGATGGCAGAAGTTGCCCTTGCCAGAAGACGGGGAAGACCCCCGAAAATAGATTGATTGTTAAACTAAGAGGTAAATATGTCCGATAACGCACAAGCAGTCGGTTCGATAACAGTGAATCAAGCAGCGCAAAACTTTGCCACTATGCTAGACGCTCAAGAGGGTGTTGACACTGGTGCAGAGGCGCAACCAGAGGAGGAGCAATCCGAATCTGAGTCTGAGGAAGTGGAATCTGCGGAGACGCAAGATGAAACAGAGGAAGCTTCCGAGGAAGTAGAGAGCGAAGACGAAGATGGCGAGGAAGAAGCTCCCAAGGATGAGAAGTTTATCGTCAAAGTTGATGGTAAAGAAATCGAAGTCCCAAAGGATGAACTGATCCGTGGTTATCAACGCGAAGCCGACTACACACGGAAAACGCAGAAACTAGCAGAAGAGCGCAAATTAGTCGAGTCTGAGTTTCAGCAAGTACGTGAGGAGCGTTTAACATACGCTCAGATATTAGGACAATTACAGCAGAAGTTGCAAGAGTTTGAGCCACCAGAGCCTGATTGGAATCGTTTAGAAGTTGAAGATCCGACTGAATATGCCCGTCAATGGACATCACATCAGCGTAGACAACAACAACAATTCGCAGTACAAGCAGAGCAAGAGCGGCTTAACAAGGTGCAACAAGCTGAACTAGATAAGCTTTTGAAAGAAGCGATAGCTAAAGAAGTTGTAAGTTTGAAGGAGAAAATTCCTGAGTGGAGTTCTCCCGAGAAGGCTAAAGCAGAAGGCATGGCTTTGTTGGATTATGGTCAAAAATTGGGCTTTTCTGAATACGAACTGAGTACGATATCTGACTCTCGTCAATTACTTGCGCTTCACAAAGCGTGGAAGTATGACCAGATGATGAGTAAGCGTCCTGAGTTCCAAGCAAAGATCAAAAAAGCACCCAAGATGGCTAGTCCTGGTTCAGCGGGTAGCGTGAGTTCTAAATCGAGTGAATTAAATAACGCAAAAAAGCGTCTTGCACAAACTGGAAGCGTCAGAGATGCCGCATCCCTTTTCGAAAAATTCATTTAAGGAATTACCATGTCAGCTATAACCAACACGTACACCCGATTTGACGCTAAAGGCGTTCGGGAAGATCTTTCGAATGTTATCTATCAGATCTCTCCAGAAGAGACTCCATTTATGAGCAATGTTGGTCGTGAGAACGTCACCAACACTTTCTTTGAATGGCAAACAGATGACCTCGCTTCTGCCGTTACAACTAACGCTCAGATCGAAGGCGATGACATCACTTCTTTCACAGCAGTTACAGCTACAGTTCGTTTGGGTAACTACACCCAGATTAGCCGTAAGGATGTAATCATTGCTGGCACTTTGGAAGCAGTTGATAAAGCAGGTCGTCGCTCTGAGTTGAGCTACCAAATGGCTAAAAAATCTGCGGAAATTAAGCGCGACATGGAGGCCACAATGTTGGCTAACCAAGCCGCCACTGCGGGTTCTACATCTGCCGCTCGTAAGACTGGTGCTTTGTTGGCCTTCTTGAAGACCAATACAAGCGAAGGTTCTGGCGGTAGTGATCCTTCATACACAACCATCCCTGATGCAGCTCGTACAGATGCTACAACTACTAACTTGCGTTCATTCAGCGAAGCTTTGCTGAAAGACGTAATTCAGAAGGTGTGGACAGAAGGTGGCGCTCCAACTATCGTTATGGCTGGTCCTGTTAACAAACAGAACTTGTCTAAGATGGCTGGTATTGCCTCTAGCCGTTTCAACATCAATGGTGGTGCTAAACCCGCTACTTTGATTGGCGCGGCTGATATTTATGTTTCCGATTTCGGTAACGTGAGTATTGTTCCCAACCGCTTCCAACGTGAGCGTGATGTTTTCGTGCTTGATCCTGAGTACGCATCAGTTGCTTATCTGCGTCCCTTCCAGACAGTTGAACTGGCTAAGACAGGTGATGCCGAGAAGCGTATGCTCTTGTGTGAGTGGGGCTTGAAAGTTAAGAATGAGAAAGCTCATGGCGCTGTCTATGACCTGAACTCTACAATTCAGACCTAATCTGAAGACAAAGGGGTGGGCTAATAACCCACCCTTTTTTTATATGCACACCAAACTATTTGACATAAATACCGAAACTGGCACTCGTAAGATGTGGCATTACGATGCCGAAAAAGACGAAGCGGTCATTGAGACAATTATTGATGCGTCTCAAATTGTTTCTGACAACAAAGATAGATTTAATTCATTTGATGAGAAGGCTAATTGGAAGGGTGATATGCACCATGTTGCATCCATTCCTATGGCACTATTTTACCAAATGAAAGCCGAAGGCAAACTTGATGACCAAGCTTACATGAAGCGTTGGTTGAATGACCCTGATAATCGTGCATTTCGCACAAGACCTGGAGAAGTTTAATGGATAGTAAGACCATTGGAATTTTGGTTCCAACACGGGATTTTGTTAA